AGTTGCACCAGACCCAGATTCATTTGATGGCATTGTAATAGTTAATGTTGTGCCTGTAGGCACAGTCGTAACCATAAATTTTTTATTATCAAAATCAGATGATCCAAAATTAGAATTTGTAATTGTAGAAAAATTATCTAATAAAATTATATCTCCTGCAGATATATTATGTGAAGTGCTAAAAGTAAGTGTTACTGCTGATGATCCGTTAGTCGTGCTAAATGCATTTGAAAGCGTTGTTGTAGTTTTAATAGGATGTATGTCATAAAACACACCACCTGAGTATGCATATAAAATTCTGTTTGTACCAATAATGGCATA